TTCGTACCCATCTAACTCATCACCGTATGTAAAACTGTCACCGTTAAATAGTATCGTTCTCATGGATCCTGTCATGCTCGTATAGTGCGAGGAATCCATAATGAATGATTTTCATTATATCTTTTCGGTGGTCTGCGGGAGTACCTTTCTTACCATATCGTCCGTTGTACTTATCGACATTGCCAAGGAAGAATCCCATACCATGCCCACGGTCAACAATGACTTCAGAAGATTGTAAACCGCCTTGACCATAGTGTCCCCCATATGTATTATCTATATAATCAGCAAACTCACGAATGAGGTTATTCTCATTGAATTTATAATCTGGAGCATCAACAACATTGACTCTCTTGAGATCTTCGGAATGCATATGGATTCTACCTTGACCTAATTTCTGGTGGGCATCTTCTACTGACGTAAACGGGGGTACGTGTGCTTTAACCATTGAACAACTCCTCATACAAAGTATCGATGTCATCGTTCTCAGTACGTACTTCTGCCATGTTAGACTTGTGGTAGATTCCTGCAAGTTTACGTAGATGCTTCTTATCTACTCCATGGTTCTCGAAGGTCACCTGTACAATGTCCTTGATTAAATCTTTCTCTGCGTCCATGCGTGTCATGGAATCAGACATTTCTTTGATTGCGTTACCAATCCTTTTCTTATCATCTGGTGTTAATGTGATCATAATGTTTCTATATCCTCAATTAATAAATCTCTTAAATCTCGTGCTTGTTGATCACGAGGGTCATTTTTACCATAACCACAGAACTTATATGCCAAGGTGATTCTATCATCCCCTGCATAAGCACTGTGCCAACAATGGTGCTCTTTTTCTGACTTCTTACCGAAGTAGTAATGACGGCATTGCCAACCTGCCACATCTTGATGAGTGACAAGTTCTCCAGTCTTGTTATTTAAGTATCGGAAGAAACCTTTACCTGTAGACCACGTGAATAAGACTTGGTAAGCAGATGCGTCATAGTTAGTGTGCCATCCGACAAATCCCCCTTTGGGGTAGTATGATAGCAGGGCACTGGTATGTGCACCTATCTCTGAAGCAAAATCATATTTCACCCGTTGCATATAATCCTTCCATTTAGGATCTACACGCACCATCTTAGAGATGGGTTGGGCAAAGTGTCGATCTGGCACTCCAACTAACTGGTCTCTGGACAAACATTCATCCAGATATTCTTGAGAGCAAAAGTATTCACCGTTGCTCTTATCTTCTTCACTACTATAGACATATGCGTCTGGATTGTTATAATCCTTCTCAGCAAAGAATCTATCAGAGAATCCGTTAAGAGTCTCCAACAATTCTTTATTGCGTATAGTAACTTCGGACATTAGATAATAATTCCACTGGTTGCTTCAATGTATGACTTCTGGAATGACTCATTAGTCTCTACAACAAACAATACATCCAAGAATGTTACCTGCTCTGGGTTTTCCTTTGCAGACATACATACACCACGACCAAATCCAATATTACCTTCTGGGTCTTGGACAATTAGTCTTGGGTTATCAGCAACTACATTGTCACCATCAATTTCATTCAACTTACCGATATATTCACCGATACCTGTCATTATGGTGACGATGTCACCTTTTTTCATTTTACTCATCTTCTTCTCCGATTTTAATAATTTTCCATTCATTATGTGGAAGTTGTTCCCATTGTAACATATCTCCCACCTTAAAGTCAAGCGTTTCCATCAATTCATCTGAAAACTCTATACACAATTCTCCATCTACTTCGATGATTGGGGCGATGATTGGGGTAGTTATTTTCATCCTAAGAACTTCCCTGTCTCAACATCACAACCCGCATCATCTACAATCCGCACTTTCGGTTTAGGATCCAGTGCTTCCATAACATCGGGGAAGTGAACCCCAACATGTTCCCAACACTTCAATGCTACTTCTCTATGTTCCTTCTGAGTCTCGATACCCATACGCAACTGGCAGTAGTGAATCCACGAACGTAATGATCCTGCCATATACAATGTAGTCTCAGTATTACCTTCGGGTAACAGCACACGTGCTTGTTCTTTTGCAATGCCGTTATCCAATGCCCAGTTATAATTCCTTTTTGCGACATTGATAACTTCACGTTGTTTCATGTTCCAATCTTCTGCCAGTGTTTTATCATCTGTCTCAATAGATGCTTGTCTATTCTTGGCATCCTGCATACGTGCTTCTCTGGTATCGAAGTCTTCTGACTCTGCATACCTCTGCGAGAATTCTTGATATGAAAACGAGCGATGACGTAAGATCTGTCTACTAATATCACGAGTAGTCTTGATCTCCAAAGTCATATGCACCATCTCGAACGGTGACCAATGACCATGTTTAATCAGATACTTGATCAACCGTGGGGCAGTCTCATTATTACTTTGGTTAGCAGGATTAGATACACGTGCGGTATATGCAACTAATTCATTTGCATCCCACACACTGGTATGTCCCACGTTTGGTTTGGTTACACCAACCAGATTTACTTCACTCATCCTCATCGTCTCCTTTCATTACACGCATTAAATCTGCGTCATTCATATGCCTTAGAGTTATCTCTATGCCCTTAATCTTACCCAGATAATATCCAACATAGTTAGATATACCCATTAGTGCCATGACAAATAGTGTCATCTCCCATGGTTGCCATACAGTCATCATAGTTTAAAGTCTCCAAACCTATTCTCTTGATTTAACCTTTGACCACTTGCACTGTTATCGAATGCAGGGCCGTTGTCTTCTTCACGATTCATAGGATTAGTAGACTGATCCACATCATACAAACGCATCTTGGATCTATCTACACCAACCACAAACCTACCATTAGCAACTGGATCATTGTATCGATTCTTCAATTGCTTCACAAGGATCTGTCTATTGTTTGACAATTCTTCATTTGAAATCAAGGCAAACATTAGATCCGCAGTAGCAGGTAGACCAAATGATTCAGAAGTATCTTCCAAACCAACATCATCATTACTGTATCCAGATCTTGTAGTCTGTGTTGCAGATACTACTGGTACATCAAACTCAACTGCGAGTCCACGTAGTTCTTCTGCAATAGACTTGATGTATGTATATGAATTGATTGATCCACCCATTGCTTTCATACGAGATGATGAGCAGATGTTTAGATAATCAATATAGATCATGTCTGGCACAAAGTTCTTCTTGAGTTTCAACTCATTCAGTAGTGCACGGAAGTGAGATGCATTTGCACCCCCAGTCGGATATTCTTTAATGATCAACTTACCGTTGGTCTTTGCAGAGATCTGACCGACCTTGTCCGTGAACATATCACGTGACATATTCTCTAACTGATCAATAGGTATGTTCAGAAGATTGGCATCGATACGTTCTGCGATTCTTTCTTCTGCCATCTCCATAGTAATGTACAATACGTTCTTACCCATAGTAAGAGCGGCACCTGCACAGTGACACATAAAGAGAGACTTACCAACACCTGTACCTGCCAGTGCAATGTTCAGAGTCTTGTTAGGTAAACCACCCTTGGTGATCTGGTTGAATAGGTCAAGGTCAAACGGTAGTCTTTCCTCAGTAGTTGTATAGAAGTCATAACGATCATCGACATTCTCAATATAGTCGTGACCAATGTTTGTATCAAAGGTAACTGCCAGTGCTTTGGATAGAATATCTGGAAGTGCGTTCTTGGTTAGTGTCTGGTGCTTACCATCAATGACTTGAATAGATTCCATGATAGCATTGTATACTGCACGATCTTGGCACCACTTTTCGGTACGATCAACCAACCATTCAAGGTTCTCTTTCTCGTAGTTAAAGATGTTAGGAAGGATCTCCATGGCATGACGATAGTGTTCGTCAGACATTCTGTCTGCTTCATCAATCTCAATCTTGAATGATTCTTGCGTAGGAAGTTTGTTATACTTTGCAATGAACTTAGTGAACTCTGAGAATAGTCCTTTGTATACACCCTCGAAATATTCGGGTGCTAAGAATGCGGCGACCTTACGAGTGTACGCATCATTCGTGAGTAAGTTTCTCAGTATTGTTTGTTCCAGTTTTATTTCCAATTGCTTCTCCATTATCTTTAGATTTATCAGTTCCGTATACCCATCCTTCATCCATTCCACGTTCAAGAATATCAAACAGGATATCACCTGCATGTTCTTGTAGTGGCACATCATCTGAACTCAGTCCAGACTCTGGTGACTCCACAACACGGAAGTCAAAGGATAAGTGATCTTTCTCACCATCGACACGAATAGTTCCGTATCGGATCACTGTCTCGGTAAAGGAACCACGTAGGATGCGAACATCCCACGCTGCTTCATTATCGACATACTCAACAGGTATCAACTCATAGTCGAGACCTTCGGACGGTTTGTTAAGATCCAGTGTTTTCATTTTCAACCATTATATCAAGTTCTACGACACTTTGCAAGCCTATCTGATATTGTTTCTTCAGAAATTCTTTGAAGTCTGTCTCAGCAAAGATAGGTGCCCAGAACTCTTCAGTTAGGGTTACATCTTTACGGACTTTATTCTCAGTACCTGCACGTTGATACCAACCATTACTTGGTTTAGTAACATACCCACCTGCCAGACCTACGTCCAGTAGACCAGACCATTTCTCTACACCACCATCCCACGATACACTAATAGGTATCTTAGAGTTTTCTTTGGCAAATCGAGACTTCTCTACCTTGATTACAAAGTCATAACCTGTAACCTCAGTACCAGTCTTGTTTTGTCTACGACCAATGATCCATACATTATCAGCACTATACATGATACCAGTACCACCAGATACGATGTCTTTAGGATATAGACCGATCTCTTTGTAGGTATGGTTGATAGCAATCATTGGGATCTTCTTCATATTCAAGTATGGGGTTACCATTCTGAATAATGATTTGAATGCTTTCGCACGTGACATATCTGCAACTGACTTACCGTCAAGTGCATCATCCAGTTCTTTCTTAGACGCAAGGTTACCGACAGAGTCGATTACAATGATAACATCATCGGATGCTTCTAAGTTTTCCAGTTGACCGACAATGTCGATCTTTAACTGCTCGACATCTTTTACTGGTGTGTGTAATACACGTTCAGTATCGATACCGAATGTTTCGAAGTATGATTGCGGTGAACCAAACTCAGAATCATAGAACAACATTACTGCGTCCTTCTTTTGTTTCAAGTACGCACTTGCCATAAGCAATGCGAACGAAGTTTTGAAATGTTTAGACGGCCCTGCAAGGACTGTTAATCCTGGCGTTACACCACCATCCGCATCTCCACTCAGTGCTACGTTTACCATAGGTACATCTGTCGGCACCATATCTGTCACACCAAAGAACTTGCTTGTCGCAAGTGTTGCAGTATCCTTTACAGTAGACTGCTTTTTCAATTTATCCATCAAACCCATATTATTCACTTTCTCCAAATGTTATATTATTAACTTTTTCACGTTCATCTATATCATACATTATACGATATTTTCCGTTGATTGTCAAGACTTTTTCCAATAAATCGAAAGTATTTTCTTGACCTCTTGACTCCGAAAACTTTAGCAGTGCCATAGTGTCTTTGGGTAGACACGCACCACCGAACCCCTTTTTCTTATCTGGGCCTGGGACTCTTGTATGTTTAATACCGATACGATCATCTGCACCCATAGCACGAGTGACCACATTGTAACTACAATCAAATCCATCGACCAGATCTTTCAACTGATTAAAGAATGTGAGTTTAGTTGCAAGGTATGCATTCGTAGCATACTTCACAAACGATGCTTCACATCCAGACATCTTATAATACTTGTCACTCTTACATAGAGAGAAGATGTCATAGAGATCTGCTAATTCATCACATGCGTCTGCGGTACCACCAAACACATGGTGTTCGGCATTCACAAAATCCTCACATGCAGACTTCTCAGTTAGGAACTCTGGATTATAAATGAACCTATCCATATCTTGTGGTTCCATAGAGTTATAGAGTCTGTCGATTATATCTGGTGTTACTGTTGATTTGATAACAATAAATGCGTTCGTATTATACATGAGTTTTAGTACAGCATCTTCTACAATAGACGCATCAACGAATCCACTCTTAGGATTCTGTGGTGTCGGTGCACATATAAAGACTATAGATGGATCCCACTTCACAAGATCATCTATGTTTGTATCATAGTTAGGATCAACTAAGAAATGTTCTATCATGTGGTGGTGGAATGCATACTCCACTGCTTTACCTACAAACCCATGACCAACAATACCCATCTTCAATGGGTTGTCTTTACTTACTGTGTTGGGTTGTGGTTCCCCATCCGTCTTGGGTACGAACTTGTCAAAATCATCTGCCATAATTATACTCCGTGATATTCCTTGTACCATTTATAAAAGTTTGCAATACCCTCTGGGATACTTGTAGTTGGATGGTAACCCAGTGATTCTAATTTACCAGTGTTACTCCAAGTCTCTAATGTATCCGCAGGATGTTTGGGTTGCAAATCCTTGATTGCTTTCTTGCCAGTGTTCTTTTCAATCTCAGTAATAAAGTCCATAAGGTTAACTTGTTGACCCCGTCCAATATTAAAGATCTCTCCAGACTTAACATCTTCTTCTAATATGAGTTCGATTCCCTTAATGATATCTTGCACGTAAGTGAAATCACGTTTCATATTACCATAATTATACACTGTTATTGGGAGTTCGTCAAGTATATTTTGAGTGAATGTAAACAGTGCCATGTCTGGTCTGCCCCACTCACCGTATACTGTAAAGAACCTTAGACCTGTAACATTCAAACCAGATGCAGTGAACTGACATTCGTTTGTCCACTTAGACCATCCATAAGGATTCAATTGTTTACCACCCTCATTACCTTCAGTCCATGGCAATTCAGATCCTGCATATACACATGAGGTTGATGCATACACAATACGTACCTCTGGACAATGCACCTTGCATAGATCAATTAAGTTTTGTGTGCCATCAATATTATTGGAATGATATGCTTTCTCTTTACCGAACGAATCACGTACACCCGCATATGCAGCGAGGTGGACAATGTGTGTGGGTTTCTCTTTTGATAGGAGTTGTGCAAGTTTGCTTTCATCTCTTAGATCTACTGGTCTTACATCCAGACCAAAATGAATTACCCTATCCTCTTTTAGAGATGGGTCATATAGATGATCGTTATAGTTATCGAGTCCGACAACATCTTCACCTGCTTCCTGTAGTTTACTTGCGAGTTGAGATCCAATGAATCCCGCCGCACCTGTTATTAAATATTTTCTCATTATCCGTTCCTGTAAATATATTCCAATGCTCTATCTGCTTCTGTCTGGATTGGTCGATTCTCATACCAGTTACCAGTCTCAGAGTCAAACTCCTTACACAGTGTTGCAATTTCAGATGCCGTGATCGGGTATCCTTTTGCGACTGCGTGACCTGCTATTGCCACCATGATTTGATACATCTTTAAGTACCAACCTGTGTCTGTGATTGCTCTATATTCCATACCCATACGTTTAGGGAAGAATGGGCAGTCACGATATGATGTCCATGTGTAGTCGGTATTATTTAGACTTTCCTTACGATGTTCGATTACTGCTTTCTGCATCTCTGGTGGAAGTCTGTCAAGAAATGAGTTACCTGTCTTCTCCACGTATGGATGCTTCGCACATAACTCAGATACGTTTATCGCATTACCACCAGAATGAGCAAAGAAAAAATCAAGAGCATTTGGATATTGTGCAGGAACGTAGTACATACGAGCAAGGTCTTTCGTTTGCGGATCACCAATCTCACCGAGTTCGGTGTTAAGTGCGAACCAGAACGATTTGATTCTATCCTGTTCAACAGTTTCGTCAAGTCGGAAGACCAGACGGAATTTAAGTAACTCAGCACGAGACCCAGCGGTACTGTAACAAACAAAGTCCAAATCAGAAAATTGTTCACTTAGGTTCTCCTTTAAAGTCCCAACGTCATTAGTGAAATCATGATCGTCCACATCAACAGCACACCAACCACCCCAATGACTAACAGATCTATTAGCACGTGTCTCACCGTCTTGGAAAACAGCAGGACTAATAAGAGGACTACTATCCACTCCACCTTTCTCTCCTTTCTGATTACTCAGACCTTTCAGCAGTTTAACGAACTCAACCCACGAAGGAAGGGATACTTTCTTATGGGTCTTGTTGTCGAACTGACTTTTAAAAATTGTTAATTCATAATTCATACAAATTGGTTTATCTCATTAAGATTTATACCGTAGGCATCCTGCCATCTCTCGAAGACCGAATCACCTTCGTTACAGTTTACTTGCAAACGAAGTTCTACGTTCTCATTTAATTCATTGACTGACTTAGTACCATGAGCGGCATGTGCACGTTTGCACTCGTGTGCCATCTGATCATGTGTCAGTAAGAAAACATATTTCTTGTACGTAGATATATCTCTCATATCATATGCAACACATAGGTAGTAGTCAACATCATGAAACAATCTGACCTGTACCATATTAAGTGAATCGTTAACGGAATTAAGTAGAGATACTTTTACCTCAACATTCTTACCGTTAAGACCTATGTCACCCTTGTTCTCAGATGCTTTGATCTTATAACCTTGTACGTCATGCATGATTCTTTTCTCAATACGAGAACCATACGATTGTGGATTAAGCAAGGACATTCCCTTGATAAACTCTTTCTCGGTGATAAGGGTTCCCCAATTAGGGTCAGAAGCAACATGAGCACGTGTTGCCATGAGATTCGAATAGTCTTCATCTGTAATCATAATTTAGTTCTCTCAGTTTCAATACAAGTATTATATCATACTCATTCGGACAAGTCAAGTGTTTTCTCAAGACTATCTTCTTTCCATTTTACGAACTCATCTATAATCCATTCTTTCGTTGATTGGTTCATTGGTTCAAATCCATGTTGACCAGTTTTATCGAATAGTTCTTCGATTTTATTTCTATGTTTCCAGTAGGTATTATAAAATTTATGAAGATTATATTTTTCTGCCGATTCTATAATCCATTTGTCCATTGCAGTTTCTTCCATAACATTGGGTGCTTCTGCATGACATTCACTACAAAGTAATCTGTAGTATCGTGGTGAATCGTACTTGGGATCATAATCATAATTCGACCAAGGGACAGTATGTGCCCGTTCAGTTGGTCTTTCATAACCACATCTAAAACAATGTGTGTCCATCTCTGAGGCATCTACTGGATAATCACATTCATCTATATGTCTTTCACACCAATCCACAATCTGTTTCTTGGTAGTTTTCATGGGTGGTCTTTTTCTCATCCAAAAAAGTCCTCCAGTGATGCTACGGGTTCTGCGTCCCAACCGACTGCGTCCAGAATTACTTGGATCGGATCGAGGAAGGATTTAGTAAACATCATATCGTAGTCAATGTATTTGTGTAGTCCCAGTTCCTTGGGGATGTTCAGTGGATATGACACCACGTTTTCCTGTAATGGGTTTGGTCGTTTGAGATAACAGAATTTAATCTTGTCACCATTCTTGACCAGTTCGAACCTCTTACCCAGACCCTGCTTCTTGACTTGTTTATTAAACAAGAGTGCACCACGAACATGGATCGGGGTACCCTTACTGTAGACGGTCTTGGTGTTGTGCCACTTGGTTATGTTGGTGACACCACGAGGGAATGAAATATCTTCGGGGGGCATTTTCTTGAATGCTTTCTTGAAGTCGGCAATGTGTGCTTGAGTCGCAGTCTCATCTGAGTTGATGATAACACCGAACGTTTCCTTGAATGCATTACGCACAACCTGCGGTGTACTGGATTTGATTGCTTCGATACCCATCATCTTTAACTTGGGAGTTTTGTACTGGACACCCTCGTTGTTGTGGACGTTGAGAATGTATCTCTTCTTGGCAGTCCAGATCCCACGAGAGGCAATCACCTCACGTCCCATCTCCATGCGGTTATCATACGCACCAGTAACTTTTGCCATACTATCATATGACTTTACCAGAACTTTTTCGAAGTGGTCTGCACAGATCTTGTCAAGAAACTTAACTGGATCTTTGGGGTTGAACTGGTCAACCAGTGCACCCATTCGAATGTAAACGGAGTCAGTGTCAATCGCAACAACGTAATCTTCGTCTGTCTTGAGGATTTTCTGCATCTCATCATTGACGGCACGTTCTGCCCACTTGATTGCCAACTGACCCGCAAGGGTGATACTCTCTGCCACACGTTGATCAAAGTAACGGAAGTACTTGTTACCCAGTGCACCATAGAGTGAGTTCATAAGAATCTTGATTGCCATCTGCTGATTGTTCAACGAGGTGATCTTGTACTCAAGTTCTTTAGTAGGATTGTTTTGGTTCTCTTGCTCCAGACGTAGCATCTCATTCTTCACGAGTCTACGTTCCGCATAATACTTCTTAATGATCGTGGGGATCACACCCTCACGTTTGTGGGTGAATCTTACACCAGTAGGTGCGACAGAGTAACCGTCTTCACTCGTAGTGGCAGATCCATCAAGAAACTTATCAACACTCACGTTGTTAACGAACCCGTCCATGACAGTTTCGGGTGACATGTTGTATTGTACAATGATGTTAGGATACAGAGAGTTCAAGTCGAACGAGGTAACCCAGTCATGAGATCCAACCTGTGGTTCTTTAACGTAACCGCCTGGATATGGAGTCTTGGGTTTCTCTACCTTGGGTGGTACTGCAACCTTCTGCTTACATAGCAAACGGTAGATGATAGCATCCCAGATAGCAGTCGTACCCAGAGTGTCGGTATAGTTCACACCACCACGGTATGCCATGGTAAGTACGAGAGTAATTAGATCTAACTTCTCATCGATCTTGTGAACCAACTCCACGTCCTTGATGTTGTAGTCAATGAACTTCTGATAGTCTTCTTTGTACAGAGTGAACAGGTTGCCATGCTCCTCATACGAGAGTTTGTTCTCTCCAAGTTCTACGTGGGCAATGTGATCCAGTCTGTAGGATTCTTGTAGGTTGTATGTAAACTTCTTGTAGACTTCAAGGTAGTCAAGTACCTCGATGCCTTCGATGTTATAGAACTGGTTCTGCTTACCATTCATAAGTAGGGTGCGTTCTTTGACGTTGCCCCACGGAGACCATTGCTTGACACGTTGGTCACCAAGGATCTTGAGAGTCCTGTTGATTAGGTATGGCATATCGAAGAACCGTACGTTCCAACCAGTGATTACATCTGGAGAGTGATGTCTCCAGTGCTCAAGGAATTTAGATAGTAGGTCATGCTCAGAATCACACTGCACAAACAATACATCGTCACGAGAATTCTCGTAGTGCTCCAGACCCCAGACACGGTAGATGCCATCGTTCTGTCGTAGACAAATACTAATGACAGGATACTCTGCTTTATCTGGTTCGGGGAATCCTTCACTGGACTCGACCTCAATATCGAGATTGTTTACACGGATCAGAGATCTGTCAAACTTGATATCGTTGGGGTATTGCTCTTGGATGTATTGTGCAATGTAGTTGGTGTTGCCGTAGATAGACATGTTGCTTACATGCTCGTATCTTTTGTAGAAGTCGGTTGCCTCCTTCATGTTCTCGAAGGGGATTGCTTCTACCTTGTTGCCATCCAGAGTATCCCACGACATAGAGGATCCACCAACTTTAGATGGAATGAATAGGGTAGGTTCAAACGGAACTTTGCGTTGGGCAGGTTGCCCGTTCTGGTATCCACGTACCAGTAGGTTGTTTCCATAACGAGAAACGTTGGTGTAAAAATCCATAAGTAATCCTTCAATAATGTTTCATTATAACAAATAGGTGGGGCAATGTCAAGGTTTTATTACGTATATTGGTTCGATAAAGTTTAACTTCTTATCGTCCTCTACTCTGTAGTGATCTGACATGTCACTTGAATTTGGTCTCTTGGATATCATCATACCTACAACATAGTCTATGCCATATCGGTCTATGATATCTTTCTCAATATAATTACGTTTACCATTAACCACGGGGTCAACAATATTAATCATAACTTTCTTGCAGTGCTTCTTCATAGCATCCATAACAGGATAGAAGAATGTGTCTCTCCACTGGTCGTACTGGTTGTATCTTTTCCAAGACTGATCGTCTTCGGATGCAGATCCTTCTGCATACTTCTCGATTCCAAAATAAGGGGGTGAAGTAAACATGAGATCATACTGACCGTCACATATATTATCCCAGTCCATATCTTCGGCAGGTTTGTTATATATGCGTACCCTCTTAGATCCAGTCACCTCGAACCAATCACCATGATCGGTGAAGGTAGTTTCTACAGGAAACAATGGTGACTGCAATAACTCTTCGTATGCAACACACTGCTTCTTGTATAACTCATATGATTCGGTGTTGGGATCACATCCAAGATACTCTGAGGTATTATTGGATGTATAGAAACCTGCAAGTCTGTCACCCCATCCACAAGAGATGTCGATTACTTTCCTCGCACCTTCGGTCTCGTATATAGTTTTAGCAACAGATGGTTTGAACTGTGTGGCAACATATCCAGAGAGTCTGAACATAGCACGATACTTTTGCTCATCAATCGGAGAGGTTTCTCCTTTGAACTCACGGAACAGATACAACATCATAGAATGAAATCTTGAAGAGTATGGATTGTCCCACGCATATTGAGATGATGCGGCGGTAGCATGACCACAAGTGTAACGATTGTCACAGTGGAAATGATTACTCACATCATTGAAGTTATGACCGCATGACATAGCATACTTAACTTCTACCTTCTCATCAAACTTATTACGTACAGTAGTAGGATCCAGATTCTTCTTGAGATTGGACTTACTGTTACTGTTTAATAGTTTATTGAATGAGTCCGACATCTCATTTATAGTCGGTCTCTTGATAGGTAACGGGGGTTTGTGATTATTGACATAATCCTTCACCTGCTCCATAAACCAAACTGATCCAGTATGTTGATCATCTGGATGTGTATTACGTGCACGTATGTCCTGCCATTCCTTATGAGTGAACATAGGAACTTTGTATGGATTGTTACAGTAATCTATAATATTATCTTTCATGGTGACCATTATAACAGGTTAGACAGTAAATGTCAAGGGACAATATGAAATAATTTATGTCTCGTCCAAGGTTCTTCAATGTGTTCATCTGTGTAAGAATGATGATCTTGAGTAACCTTTAATTGTTTTGATATTACTTGGGTTGTTGGTGTATACCATTCATTCGTATCTCTATATGGATCATATTCATTGAATGGTTTTCTTACATTCCAACCAAGATGTAGAGTGTCACAATGGTGCCATGGGTGTACAGCAGTTACTTTCCTTCCCCTATACTTTATTTCTTCGAGTTGTAGATATCTTGTAGTATATGTCTGAAACAATCTATTGAGAACACAGTAGGGCCCACAGTTGATTGGGAAGTCTCGTTCTGATAACAACTCATATTGATATTGGGCGGTCTGTTTTTCAAATCCATAACACCCCATAAACAATCCAATGTTTAAATACAGGACATCCATCTCAATAAGTTTCTTGAAGTATTCGATGTCACCACCATTATACCAAGTGTCGTGTTCGAGTACAAGGAACATCTCATCCGTCTCGGATTGCATACGCATAAGTTCCCAGTGAGAACACATA